CTTGTATTGTACCTGAAGCTGTGATATTTGTAACAGTGGTAATATTACCAGTAACAGAAAGGCTAGTTCCATCATAAGTTAAATTAGCTTCAGCTTCTAGTGTATCAGCAGTACCACTTCCTGTTATAATTCGGTTGTCAGCGTTGTTATTAATGGTTGTTAATGTAACTGTACCAAAAGACAATGCTCCACTACCATTAGTTTTTAGAAATTGTCCATTGCTTCCATCACTAGCAGGTAAAGTAAATTCTGTATCACTTGCTGTCTTTTTTAATGTACCTATATTTGTACCAGTTGTATCGCCTGTTACGTTGCCCTCTAGATTTGCAACGAGTGTTCCTGTAGTTCCACTAAATACTTCAGAACTATTTGTTGCTGCAGTTAAAAGAGTAAACTTAGTTTCACTGTCATCATACCCAAAGAAACCTACTCTAGCTGATCCATCATTGTATTTAAACTCAATACCTCTATCTTTACTATCATTAGTGTTTGCCCCTAAAGTAATAATAGGGTCAGCAATTGTTGTTACAGTGCTATCTATTTGTGTTGTTGTGCCACTAACTGTAAGGTTGCCCCCTATGGTAACATTACGACCAAATGATGCATCTCCTGCTTCAGACATATCCAATGTTAAAGCAGTTACTTCAGACCCCCCATCGCTGCCTTTAAAAACTATATCTTTATCAGATACAAGAGATTTAAGTGTCAGGTTATCGCTATCCATATCAACATGACCAACATTTGTACTGCCATCTTTAAATATAACATGTTCACCTGCAGCATCAAGAACGATGTCTACAGCACCATCTAATGTCATATTGCCAGAGGATAAAGCTATTGTTGTACCATCAATGTTAAAATCATCAATGTTTATACCTGCGTTAATTGTAAGTGTTGAACTAGCAGTAATAGCGTTAGCAATAGTTACACCACTTTCTCCAAGCGTAATCTGGGCTGTCTCTGTTCCATTAACTATATTGCTAAATACAACTTCACTGTCTGCCTGTCCACTTGTTACATCTTTTAATTGTGTTGTTATTTTTGCTATATTTCTTTTAGCATTACCAGCATCGTCTGCTTTAAAAACAATTTCACCTCCAAGATCATCATTTGCAGGAGAACCTGAGTCTCTTTCTATTAAAAGACTAGGACCTGCAGATGTTCCAGCGTGGGTGCTTTTTAAATGAAAAAGTGCTGACGTATTAGTTCCTGTTACATTTCCAGCAGTTATAGAAGATAAGCTTAGACCAACATCAGCCACATGAGTAAGAATAATATCTGGGGTATCAGGATCAGCACCAAAATTTATAGTTGCTCCATCTGTACTTAAAGTAAGAGGACCAGCTATATCTACTCGTGTGCTTGCATTAATATCTACTATAGGAGCAACTATATCTATCTCACCATCAGCAACAATGTCTAACTCATTGTCTGCACCAGAGTGTATGTATATATCACTATTTCTAAACAGTATTTTAGATGAGCCATTTTCATCAACGAGCATGTCCTCACCTAATTCATCTATATATGCCTTACCATCAATATACAAATCTTTAAATTCATTTCCACTTTGTCCTAAACTTGCTGTGTCATCAGCACTCGGATAAAATGTAGTGCTGTTCGTTAAAAATTGTTGGCTAGGTCCTATCTTTTCAATAGCCCCACCTTCACCTGCATCGCCATTATGTGTGTGTCCACTTACAGCAAAAGCATTTAATATAGCATTAAATTCAGCGTTAAAATCATCAGCATCTATAACATTACCAGTTGCTATGTCATTAAGTTTTAATCTAGCTGCGTAAGCTGTACCCATTATCTTCTCCCATATTGACCATACTCTAATGATATAGCATCAAATGAATACGGTGGATTTGTTGAATCTTCTACAAATTGTAACGACACAATGTAACCTGATCCTTTTGTTTGTTTTGTAAACACAGATTTCAATGTACCCCCACTATATAGAGCAGTTCCGTATATACTATCTGAGCTACCATACAAAAATACTCCTGTTGTTCCTGCTGTGTTTTCTATATTTATTATATTAGGTTCAATGACCCCTGTTTCAGATAAATCAAATTTTAAAGAAAAATCAACATCTAGTGATCCTTGAGGGTCTGTATATATTATAGCCTTATATATTGTTTTACGCAAGCGTGGATCTGAAATAGGAAAATAAGGAGTTGAAAAATTTGCAACAATGTTTTCTCCTCCAAAACTATTTCCTGATTCCATTTTATAAATAAACCCATCTGCTTCTCCAAAAACAATAAGTTCTATACCTTGACGTAAACTAGAATGTGCAACTTTTGCTCGTATTCCATTAGTTTCAGCCCAATTGAACTGCACACCCCCTTCTCCTAATACTTGTGTTCCTATAAACCCTTTTGATGGTATTTGTTGTAAGTTAGGGTTGGACATAGAAAATCTACCTGTTACAGTTCCACCAGCATCTGATCTTATT